CACTTGGTTGAACTCCTAATGATTTTTGACCAGCCGCTAACTTAGCCAACTCAGCCAAGGCTGCCTGTACATAAGCAGGGTAATCAGCAAATGGGTTTAAGGCTTTAGGTAGGTTGGCAATAAAGTTAGCAAGTCCAGTAGTGCGAGCTTGAGAGATCAACAGCTCATTGCTCAGACGATCTGCCTCTGAAGCGTTGCCAGTCAGTAAGGCTAGTTGTAGTTCTAAGCGTAGTTTCTCATCAGCTGTAATCTTGCCTTGTAATGCAGCGACTACTTGGATTTTCTCTATGTCAAACATAGTTCCAGCCTTTTTAGTCTTTTGCAAATCTCGCTCAGCCTTTAATTTAGCAGCAGCAGTTTTCTTTTGCTCAGCCATTAGTTTCTTTTCTTGGGCTAATCTTTGAGCTGCAAGTTGTCTATCCCTAGCCTCAGCCGCTATCCGTCCTGCGTTGTTTTCTCTATAATCTAATGCAGTTGATACTGTAATTTTGTCTTTAGCAATAACACCGATTTTTTGTAGTAAATCATAGGTCTTGCCAAGTGCGTCAAGAATAGGTTTGATAACTGAGTCGAAAGTCATTTTCATCAACTTGGCAATTGTTGTGATCATGGTCGCTATGTTTGTAGCAAACTTAGTAACATATTCACTAATTTTATTAATATCGTTTGAACCTGCTAAAACAGCCAATGCGTCAAAAATACCTGCGCCAATGATCTCCATAGCGTTGCCAACTGATTCACTTAGGGCTTTAGTCTTACCTGCATAGGTGTCTAGGTAGGCTGCGTTCTGACCTGAGAAAGTTTTGTTTAACTTACCCATGATTAGTTCCATATCGCCTGAAGCGATCTCAGCCTTGGTTAATCCTGTTTCTAATGATATTAAGCCTTTATAGTTTCCAGCGTAGGCTTTAGTCAAGGCTGTAACTACGCTACCTAAATCACGACCTGTGCCTTTTGCAACATTTGTAGCAGTTTCTAATACTCTTGTGGCGTCCGTCACACTTCCAAGGATTCTAAACACCTGTGCAAAGGCTGGACGAATCTCATCTTTACCGACAGTAGCCAAATCAGATAAGCGTTGAATTGCGATCTCAGCTGAAGGTATTGAAAGTTCAGAACCTAGGTTTCTCATTGTGGTTGCTAGAGAGGCGGCTGATCTTTCGTTCTCTGCAAATGCCATTGCAGCGTTCTTGGAAAATCTTAATAGTTGATAGGCAGCAAAGGTCTTGGCTAATGTTTTACCTAGTTTTACGGCTGTGTTTTCTATACCACTTAGGGATTTAGTTGCTTCTTTCGCACCCTTGTTTTTATACTCGGATACAATATCTACCTTAATTGTCATGCTGCTAAACCATACCTATCAGTTTTGCTAGTAGTCATAAACTTATACTCTGCCTTGGCTATTGCCTTAAATACTGCGTCAAAGACTTTACCTTGATCTTTTTCAACTGCCTTAATTAGTATGCGACCTCTATCGATACGAGACTTACCAATCTTGCCGAAGCCACCGTATGTACCTTGGATAGCTCTATTGAAATGCGCACCTGCATTAGGGTTATTGCTCTGACTACGTGGGTCTCCGTTAAAGTTTTTACGACCAGCGGTCTCAATAATAGAACCTGCTCTAGATTTATTCAACAAGCTATAAAGGGCAATGAAGCCAGCATTGTTTCTTTTTGATCTACCTAGGCTGTAAGTCAACCCTTTACGGATAACTTTAGGGTCATACTTAGGAAATGCCTCTGCTCGACTGGTACGGGATTTAACTACCGCACCTGTGGTCTGCCAATTATACAATCCATAAATTGCTGGTTGCACCATAGACTTTGCTTCATCGGAAACAGTCTTTAATGCAACCCTAATCTCTTTACGCATTTCATCATACAAGTCAGGCGCAAGTTTTTTTAATGCCTTTTGAGTCTCAACGAGACCCTTTACCTCTACTGGCATTATCCATCCTTTGCGCTCTGTCTTTCATGTAAGCCAAGGTTGCTAAGAACATTGACCTATCCATGTTAATAAACTCGCTGTGAGGTATGCCTGTCTCAACTGCTAATGAAGCAATTAAATAAGTAAGGTCATACCTCGTCACCCATTTGGGGTATCAGCGTCTACAATCTCTACTTTTGCTAATGTTTCTAAGAACGATTCTCCAAAAGGTTTTACTGTCTCACCTGATCGGCGTATGCACTCCCAAGCCAACCAATAGACATCTGACTGCTTTTCCTCATCTCGGAATCGCTTATGGAATCCTGACTTGAAATGCTGTTCGAAAGCATATTCAATCGCTGGTGAAATCTCGTGTGTAGATTCTTCACCTGAAGCCTTGGTGATTTTTAATGCAATCATTTTTCTCCTTTAGAAAGTACCTGTGGTAGCGACTGTAACTGCGCCGCTAATGTTCCATGTTACATCCTGTGTGCCTAGATCGCCAACAGCACCGTTAATGTCGGTAGTGTTATTTACTAGAGCTGTGAAAGTGTAAAGTGGGTTTGTTGCACCTACAGCTGCTACTTTATCTTGCAGCAATACGCAGGTTACATTTGTTCCCCATGCAGCTTGCAATGTTGCTAAAACATTTGCTGTTGCTGTGTCATTTAGGAAACTGATAGTTACAGATGAAGCCTCTAGACCTTTTACATACTTCACTCCAAGATCACCCATAGCTGTTACAGGTAGTTCTTCAAATGAACGGTTTAATGTGATCGCAGTCACATGGTCGCTAAGATCAACGGTGTTAACCTTTACGCCGACCTTGTTATTTAGAAATACAGCCATTTGGTTATTCCTCGTCTTTCTTTACGATTTGTGGCTTTTCGGTTTTTGGTGCTACTTGCCCGACTTTTTCAAGCCAAGCCTTATCCTCGGAAGGAATATCTATTGTCATTTTTAACTCCAACTTGTCATGATTGAGACGGACATCTCACTTGTTAACATCTCACCAGCTACGCCTGATAACACGCTAGGTGCTGAGATACTGCCAACGCTTATTTTAAGGGTTGTGCTGGCTGCTAGCTTGTTAAACACGCCAACTACTAAATCCTCAATACCATTGAGGTTACCCTGATTGTCAAACATAGGTACGATCATTACGATCTTAAAATTTACTTTAGGGGCTACTGTTGAGTAGATATTATTGCTTGGCTCAATGTATGGGTCGTCAGGCTGGACGATTACAGAGTTTGCAATGGGTGTAGCAGGTGGAAAGGAAAATACCTGCCACACCCCTGCGTTCTCTAACGCAGCCGCAAGGGTAGACCGAAGTGTCGTAACGGCGACAGTCATGTCAGCCTACCAAGCTATTAGGACTTAAATAAGGTGCTAATAAACCTCTTACCCTTGCAGTTAAAGTGTTGCCCATACGATAAGGACTTGGCTGAAAATCAGGTGATATGCCACCAGCGTTGCTTGCTTGGCGTGCTTGCCAAATGTCAATAGCGATCATCAATGCTGCTTCGTTAACGGCTGGCACAGTTAAGTAATCAATAGCTGTGTAGGCAACGATTGTGCCATAAGGAATTACTTCGTGTTTTTCCTCTGTTGAGGTGTGAGATATAACAAATGAAATGCTGTAATCCGTTACCTTTGTAATTGTTTTATTTCCGTTATAGTGCGCTCTTACATTTTCAATAGCGACTGTATCGCCAACTCTTAAATTGTGTTTTACATCTGTATAAACTGTGCCTAGGGTAGTCGTACACTCTCTAGCAATAATGTTGTAATTGTTAAACCATAAATACGATAAAACTATGTCTTGTGCCGATTGGCATGCCTCATCAACTACGGAGTCACTATACAAAGTGCCTATCCCGAGTGCGCTGCGTAATTCCGCAATATTTGGCATTGAAGCTGGCATGCTGTCCTTTCTTAGAGTATAGGGGCGAAGGCTTCCAACGCCCCTACACAGATATTTCCTTTAACGGAAGGTTATGCAACCATCCACTTGTAAGCACCAGCGTTTACCTTATTGGCAATAGCGCCGTAACCGTAGTAAGCAACTTGAATCTGTCCTGTCGAGATCAAATTGGTTTCTAAGCGATACTTGGTTGACTCGAACCATGTAAATGATTGAGGGTTAAGGATAATCATTGAACCGTCGCCAGTTCCACCTAGGTTGCGTGATACACGAAGGTTTAGACCACCGATATTGCCGCGAACATTTGTAGGTGTTAGGTTACCTGAAGCGTTCTGTGGATTGATTGTCTGATTGAATACAGCTCTGTTTGAACCGTCTACTAGACCCATTAACGCACCCCATTGTTCTGGAGATACGACAATGTTCTCAGCGAATCCTAGTGTTCCTGAGTAAACAGAAACAGCTGCGTCCGCAATAAAGTCTTGGATATTAGCTGCTGAAAGCGTACGGTTTCCACCGTCTGTTGCAACTGCGATAAGTGTTGCTGCTACAGCTGCGTCAGTTGCAGTTGCGTAAGCAAACTCCATTTGACGAACTAGCTCAGAGAAAAATGCTGGAGATGAGCGATCTAACAACTCAACAGAGAAAGTCTGTTGTCCAGCGTACTTCTTAACATTTACTGTCAAGAAACCAACATTTTGGTCTGTGTCTGAAGGTGCTGCGCCTTGTGCTGTCTCTGCAACTGTAGGTGCTTGTGTCAATTTAGGAATTTCAAATGTCATACCTGCGTCTGGAAGTGCAGCAGATGAGATTGAGTCAATAAATGGACGATCAGCGTTTGACAATGGGTTGATAACTTCAGTTAGCTGACGAGTTGGGATAAGACCTGCGTTGTCAGTTGTATCTGCTGCTGCTGCAATGTATTGACGAGCAGAGTCATCATTTAGGTATTGCGCACGCAGAGTGTTTTCTAGAAACTTCTCTTTTGTGAACTCTAAGCGAGGCTTAGTATAAATTGGTGCTGCTACTGTTGGACGAGCAGAGGCTTCAACCGCAACGGTCTCTGTTACCTCAGTCGCAACAGATTCAGGTGTTGTGTTTTCCACAATTTCCTCATTTTCTGTTTTGGTTTCGGTTGTAACTTCTGTCTCTGCGTCCGACGCAGCGACTGAAACGACGCTTGCACTTTGGAAAGCCGCTGCCTGTACAAGGCTGACTTCCATGAGCTTAGCGGCGCTAACTCTATATATGCCGTTAACATTTTTACCTTTAATAACTTCAACACCAACTGAAAGACCGCTGCGCAGGTTTTCCGACGCTTCAATTAGACTGTCTGTTCCTCGTGTGGTGTTGGAGACTTTGAACTCTGCATAAATACCTGAGCCGTCCTCAG